CGGTGTTCTACTTTAATAGACGCACCATCTGCACTATCATTCATAATATGCAAATTTTCAGTTTGATAAGTTTGTGTATCAACTATTGTTCTATCGCCAACAACTTCAAGATTACTTGCTCTTAAAGTACCTTCTAAATAAAGATTTTTATCAATAATAACGTCTTTTTTAACTAAAAGATCACCATCTACAACTTCATAACCATTTACAACTAAATTGCTATAAACTGTTAAATCACGTTTTACAATTTGATTATAATCAACAACTAAATTATTATTAACATATAAGTTACTATTAACAGTTAAGTCACGTTTAACTAATTGATTATAATCAACAGTTAAATCATTATTAACTTGTAAATTACTATAAACAGTTAAATCACGTTTTACAATTTGATTATAATCAACAGTTAAGTTATTATTTACATTTAAATTACTATAAACAGTTAAATCGCGTTTTATAGTTTGATTATTATCTACAACTAAATCATTATTAACTAGTAAATTGCTATTAACAGTTAAATCGCGTTTAACTAATTGATTATAATCAACAACTAAGTCATTATTAACAAGTAAATTACTATAAACAGTTAAATCGCGTTTTATAATTTGATTTTTATCAACAGTTAAGTCATTATTAACTTGTAAATTACTGTAAACAGTTAAATCACGTTTTACAATTTGATTATAATCAACAGTTAAATCATTATTAACTTGTAAATTACTATAAACAGTTAAGTCACGTTTTACAATTTGATTATTATCAACAGTTAAATTATTATTAACAAGTAAATTGCTGTTAATAGTTAAATCACGTTTAATTAATTGATTATAATCAACAGTTAAATCATTATTAACCTGTAAATTACTATAAACAGTTAAATCGCGTTTTACAATTTGATTATAATCTACAGTTAGGTCATTATTAACTTGTAAATTACTATAAACAGTTAAGTCTTTTTTAATAACTTGATTACTATCAATTTCTAAATCACCGTTAATAATTTGATTACCTTCGACTAATAAGTCACCTCTAGTAATAGCAGATCCTTCAACAATTTGATTACGATTAATAAAAACATCAGTATTAACAATTAAAGTACCTTCTATATTATAATCACCACCGGCAGTTTGTGCTCCAGTAACAGTTAAATCACCATTAATTATAGCACTACCATCTACATCAAGTGCAACAGTTGGTACTTTTTTAATACCTAAATTAGCATCTTTATCAATAATTACAAAAACATCACTTAAATTGCTTGCTTCAAATATATTATTATTTATATCGCGATGTTGTACTTTAATAGACGCACCGTCTGCGCTATCATTCATGATATGTAAATTTTCAGTTTGATAAGTTTCGGTATTTATAATAGTTCTATCACCAACAACTTCAAGATTACTTGCTCTTAAGGTACCTTCTAAATAAAGATTTTTATCAATAATAACATCTTTTTTAACTAATAAATCACCATCAACAACTTCGTAACCATTAACAACTAAATTGCTATAAACAGTTAAATCGCGTTTTACAATTTGATTATAATCGACAACTAAATTATTATTAACATATAAATTACTATTGACAGTTAAGTCACGTTTAACTAATTGATTATAATCAACAGTTAAATCATTATTAATATGTAAATTACTATAAACAGTTAAATCACGCTTTACAATTTGATTATAATCAACAGTTAAATCATTATTGACATGTAAATTACTGTAAACAGTTAAATCACGTTTAACTATTTGATTATTATCAACAGTTAAGTCATTATTAACAAGTAAATTACTGTTAACAGTTAAATCGCGTTTAACTAATTGATTATAATCAACTGTTAAATCATTGTTTATATATAAATTACTGTTTACGGTTAAATCACGTTTAACTAGTTGATTATAATCAACCACGAGATCATTATTAACATATAAATTACTATTAACAGTTAAATCACGTTTTACTAATTGATTATAATCAACAGTTAAATCATTATTAACATGTAAATTACTATAAACAGTTAAATCACGTTTTACAATTTGATTATTATCAACAGTTAAATCATTATTAACTTGTAAATTGCTATAAACAGTTAAATCGCGCTTTACTAATTGATTATAATCAACAGTTAAATCATTATTAACATGTAAATTACTATTAACTGTTAGATTTCTTTTTACTAGTTGATTATAATCAACAGTTAAGTCATTATTAACAAGTAAATTACTATAAACAGTTAAGTCTTTTTTTATAACTTGATTGCTATCAACTTCTAAATCACCATTAATAATTTGATTACCTTCGACTAATTGGTCACCTCTAATAATAGCAGAACCTTCAATAATTTGATTACGATTAATAAAAACATCTTTATTAACAATTAAATCAGTTTCAATATAAGCATCGCCATTAATATCAAGTTGTGCTACTGGAACTTTATTAATACCAAGTCTAACATCTTTATCTAAGATAACAAATTCATTATTTAAGTTACTTGCTTCGAATATATGATTATTTGTATCACGATGTTCTACTTTAATAGAAGCACCGTCGGCACTATCATTCATAATATGCAAATTTTCAGTTTGATATGTTTGTGTATCAACTATTGTTCTATCGCCAACAACTTCAAGATTACTTGCTCTTAAAGTACCTTCTAAATAGAGATTTTTATCAATAATAACATCTTTTTTAACTAATAAATCGCCATCAACAACTTCGTAACCATTAACAACTAAATTGCTATAAACAGTTAAATCGCGTTTTACAATTTGATTATAATCAACAACTAAATTATTATTAACATATAAATTACTATTGACAGTTAAGTCACGTTTAACTAATTGATTATAATCTACAACTAAGTCATTATTAACTAGTAAATTGCTATAAACAGTTAAATCGCGTTTAACTAATTGATTATAATCAACAACGAGATCATTGTTAACTAGTAAATTACTATAAACAGTTAAATCGCGTTTTACAGTTTGATTATTATCAACAGTTAAATCATTATTAACATATAAATTACTATTGACAGTTAAATCACGTTTAACTAATTGATTATAATCAACAGTTAAATCATTATTAACATGTAAATTACTGTTGACAGTTAAATCACGTTTAACTAATTGATTATAATCAACAGTTAAATCATTATTAACATGTAAATTACTGTTGACAGTTAAATCACGTTTAACTAATTGATTATAATCAACAGTTAAATCATTATTAACATGTAAATTACTATAAACAGTTAAATTACGTTTAACAATTTGACTATTATCAACAGTTAAATCATTATTAACAAATAAATTACTATTAACAGTTAAATCACGTTTTACTAATTGATTATAATCAACCGTTAAGTCATTATTAACAAGTAAATTACTATTGACAGTTAAATCGCGTTTAACTAATTGATTATAATCTACTGTTAAATCATTATTGACATGTAAATTACTATAAACAGTTAAGTCTTTTTTAATAACTTGATTGCTATCAACTTCTAAATCACCATTAATAATTTGATTACCTTGGACCAATTGATCTCCTCTAGTGATAGCAGATCCTTCAACAATTTGATTACGATTAATAAAAACATCCGTATTAACTACTAGAGTACCATTTATATTATAATCTCCACCAGCAGTTTGTGCTCCAGTTACAGTTAAATCACCATTAATAATTGTATCACCATCTACATCAAGAGCAACGGTGGGTACCTTTTTAATACCTAAATTAGCATCTTTGTCAATAATTACAAATGTATCAGTACTATTACTGGTTTCAAACATATTATTAAATAAATCACGATGTTGTACTTTAATAGAAGGTCCATCAGCACTATCATTAATAATATGTAAATTTTCAGTTTGATAAGCTTCAGTATTAACAATCGCTCTATCACCAACTATTTCAAGATTACTAGCTCTAATTGTACCTTCTAAGTAAAGATTTTTATCAACAATAATATCTTTTTTAACTAAAAGATCACCATCAAGAACCTGATAACCATTTACAACTAAATTACTATAAACAGTTAAGTCGCGTTTAACTAATTGATTATAATCAACAACTAAATTATTATTAACATATAAATTACTATTAACAGTTAAATCACGTTTAACTAATTGATTATAATCAACAACTAAGTCATTATTAACATATAAATTACTATAAACAGTTAAATCTCTTTTTACTATTTGATTATAATCAACAGTTAAATCATTATTAACAAGTAAATTACTATAAACAGTTAAATCGCGTTTTATAATTTGATTATTATCTACAACTAAGTCATTATTAACTTGTAAATTGCTATTAACAGTTAAGTCGCGTTTAACTAATTGATTATAATCAACAACTAAATCATTATTAACAAGTAAATTACTATAAACAGTTAAATCGCGTTTAACTAATTGATTATAATCAACTACAAGATCATTATTAACATGTAAATTACTGTTGACAGTTAAATCACGTTTAACTAATTGATTATAATCAACAGTCAAATCATTATTAACATGTAAATTGCTGTAAACAGTTAAGTCACGTTTTACAATTTGATTATTATCAACAGTTAAATTATTATTAACTAATAAATTACTGTTAACAGTTAAATCCCGTTTAACTAATTGATTATAATCTACAGTTAAATCATTATTAACTTGTAAATTGCTATAAACAGTTAAGTCTCTTTTTACTATTTGATTATAATCAACTGTTAAGTCATTATTAACAAGTAAATTGCTATAAACAGTTAAGTCTTTTTTAACAACTTGATTACTATCAACTTCTAAATCACCATTAATAATTTGATTACCTTGGACCAATTGATCTCCTCTTGTGATAGCTGATCCTTCAACAATTTGATTGCGATTAATAAAAATATCTTTATTAACAATTAAATCAGTTTCAATATAAGCATCGCCATTAACATCAAATTGTGCTACTGGAACTTTGTTAATACCCAGTCTAACATCTTTATCTAAGATAACAAATTCATTATTTAAGTTACTAGCTTCAAATATATGATTATTTATATCGCGATGTTCTACTTTAATAGAAGCTCCATCAGCATTATCATTCATAATATGTAAATTTTCAGTTTGATAAGTTTCGGTATTTATAATAGTTCTATCACCAACAACTTCAAGATTACTTGCTCTTAAAGTACCTTCTAAGTAAAGATTTTTATCAATAATAACATCTTTTTTAACTAATAAATCACCATCAACAACTTCGTAACCATTAACAACTAAATTGCTATAAACAGTTAAATCGCGTTTTACAATTTGATTATAATCAACAACTAAATTATTATTAACATATAAGTTACTATTAACAGTTAAGTCGCGTCTAACTAATTGATTATAATCAACTACTAAGTCATTATTGACTTCTAAATTACTATAAACAGTTAAATCGCGTTTTACAATTTGATTATAATCAACAGTTAAGTTATTATTTACATTTAAATTACTATAAACAGTTAAATCGCGTTTTACAACTTGATTATTATCAACAGTTAAATCATTATTAACAAGTAAATTACTATTAACAGTTAAGTCGCGTTTAACTAATTGATTGTAATCAACAGTTAAATCATTATTTACATATAAATTACTATAAACAGTTAAGTCACGTTTAACTAATTGATTATAATCAACTACTAAGTCATTATTGACTTGTAAATTACTGTTGACAGTTAAATCACGTTTTACAATTTGATTATAATCAACAACTAAATCATTATTAACATTTAAATTACTATAAACAGTTAAATCGCGTTTTACAATTTGATTATTATCTACAGTTAAATCATTATTAATAAATAAATTGCTGTTAACAATTAAATCACGTTTAACTAATTGATTATAATCTACAGTTAAATCATTATTAACTTGTAAATTGCTGTAAACGGTTAAATCACGTTTTACTACTTGATTATAATCAACAGTTAAGTCATTATTAACATGTAAATTGCTATAAACGGTTAAGTCTTTTTTAATAACTTGATTACTATCAACTTCTAAATCGCCATTAATAATTTGATTACCTTGTACTAATTGATCTCCTCTAGTAATTGAAGACCCTTCAACAATTTGATTACGATTAATAAAAACGTCAGTATTAACTACTAAAGTACCATTTATATTATAATCTCCACCAGCAGTTTGTGCTCCCGTTACAGTTAAATCACCGTTAATAATAGTATCCCCATCAACATCAAGAGTAACAGTGGGTACCTTTTTAATACCTAAATTAGCATCTTTATCAATAATTACAAATACATCACTATTATTACTAGTTTCAAACATATTATTAAATACATCACGATGTTGTACTTTAATAGAAGCACCGTCAGCACTATCATTAATAATGTGTAAATTTTCAGTTTGATAAGCTTCAGTATTAACAATCGCTCTATCGCCAACAATTTCAAGATTACTAGCTCTAATTGTACCATCTAAATAAAGATTTTTATCAACAATAATATCTTTTTTAACTAAAAGATCACCATCGAGAACCTGATAACCATTAACAACTAAATTACTATAAACAGTTAAATCGCGTTTAACTATTTGATTATAATCAACAACTAAATTATTATTAACAAGTAAATTGCTGTTAACAGTTAAATCGCGTTTAACTAATTGATTATAATCAACAACTAAATCATTATTAACATGTAAATTACTATAAACAGTTAAGTCGCGTTTAACTAATTGATTATAATCAACAACTAAATCATTATTAACATGTAAATTACTATAAACAGTTAAATCACGTTTAACTAATTGATTATTATCTACAACAAGATCATTATTAACTAGTAAATTGCTATTAACAGTTAAGTCGCGTTTTACGATTTGATTATAATCTACAATTAAATCATTATTAACTTGTAAATTACTATAAACAGTTAAATCGCGTTTTACGATTTGATTATAATCAACTACGAGGTCATTATTAACAAATAAATTACTATAAACAGTTAAATCTCTTTTCACAATTTGATTATAATCAACAGTTAAATCATTATTAACATGTAAATTGCTATTAACAGTTAAATCACGTTTTACTAATTGATTATTATCAACAACAAGATCATTATTAACTTCTAAATTGCTGTAAACGGTTAAATCACGCTTTACCAATTGATTATAATCAACCACAAGGTCATTATTAACATGTAAATTACTATAAACTGTCAAATCTCTTTTTACTACTTGATTATAATCAACAGTCAAGTCATTATTAACAAGTAAATTACTATAAACAGTTAAGTCTTTTTTAACAACTTGATTACTATCAACTTCTAAATCACCATTAATAATTTGATTACCTTGAACCAATAGATCACCTCTTGTAATAGCAGATCCTTCAATAATTTGATTACGATTAATAAAAACATCTTTATTAATAATTAAATCATTTTCAATATAAGCATCACCATTAACATCAAGTTGTGCTACTGGAACTTTATTAATACCAAGTCTAACATCTTTATCTAAAATAACAAATTCATTATTTAAGTTACTTGCTTCAAAAATATGATTATTTGTATCACGATGTTCTACCTTAATAGAAGCACCATCAGCACTATCATTCATGATATGTAAATTTTCCGTTTGATAAGTTTCAGTATTTATAATAGTTCTATCGCCAACAACTTCAAGATTACTTGCTCTTAAAGTACCTTCTAAATAAAGATTTTTATCAATAATAACATCTTTTTTAACTAAAAGATCACCATCAATAACTTCATAACCATTTACAATTAAATTGCTATAAACAGTTAAATCGCGTTTTACTAGTTGATTATAATCAACAACTAAATTATTATTAACATATAAGTTACTATTGACAGTTAAGTCGCGTTTAACTAATTGATTATAATCAACTACTAAGTCATTATTGACTTGTAAATTACTATAAACAGTTAAATCACGTTTTACAATTTGATTATAATCAACAGTTAAGTCATTATTAACATTTAAATTACTGTAAACTGTTAAGTCACGCTTTACAATTTGATTATTATCTACAGTTAAATCATTATTAACAAGTAAATTACTATTAACAGTTAAGTCGCGTTTAACTAGTTGATTATAATCAACAGTTAAATCATTATTTACATATAAATTACTATTAACAGTTAAGTCACATTTAACTAATTGATTATAATCAACTACTAAGTCATTATTGACAAGTAAATTACTATAAACGGTTAAATCACGTTTTACAATTTGATTATAATCAACAACTAAATCGTTATTAACATTTAAATTACTGTAAACAGTTAGATCACGTTTTACAATTTGATTATTATCTACAGTTAAATCATTATTAATAAATAAATTACTGTTAACAATTAAATCACGTTTAACTAATTGATTATAATCAACAGTTAAATCATTATTAACTTGTAAATTGCTGTAAACAGTTAAATCACGTTTTACTACTTGATTATAATCAACAGTTAAGTCATTATTAACATGTAAATTGCTATAAACGGTTAAGTCTTTTTTAATAACTTGATTACTATCAACTTCTAAATCACCATTAATAATTTGGTTACCTTGGACTAATTGGTCTCCTCTTATGATAGCGGATCCTTCAATAATTTGATTGCGATTAATAAAAACATCAGTATTAACAATTAATGTACCATTAATATTATAATCTCCAAGTGCGATTTGTTTTCCAGTAACACTTAAATTACCATCAATAATAGCATCACCTACGATATCAAATGCCACAGTGGGAACTTTATTAATACCTAAATTAGCATCATTGTCAATTATAAAAAAATTTTGTTGTGAATTACTTGTTTCTATCATATTATGTAAATTTGTACCATTTTGGATTAAAAGAGAACAACTATTATTAGAAGTATTAAAAATTTCTAGATTATGAACTTGAACATTACTAGTGCTTATAAAATTAGATGTTGTTATTGTTTTAGTAACTAATAAATCACCATCGATATCTGTATCAGCGGGAGCGGGTTCTCCAGAAGCTGTAGTAGTTTTTGTAGCAACTTTGCCTTCATCTGTTAATCCCATAACTGCTGTACCACCAGATGCACTTTTAAGAACTAAAGATCCTAATTGCAAACCGGGAGGTGGGACGGGAGGGAGATTAGGATCATGTGGTGTAATAGATCCCAATGATAATGTGCCACCACCAGTACTCATTGATACATCACCCAATGCTATAGTAGTGCCTGATAACCATAAATCTTTCCATCTATTATATTGAGATCCCAATGAATAATTTTCATTACCATTAGGAATAACATCTCTATTTAATTTTATTTGATTATTATTAAATTCGGCTATTTTTTGTTTACCATAATGTTCTATTGCGATATATGGTTCATGGTGTTCGTTACTAGTACCAATATCAATTAATTCTGCTCCAAAAAATGCTCCAGAATTTGAATTATTCCAGTTATATAAATTACAATTATTGGCCAACATATATATAGCCACATCATTTTCAGTAGATGCTATTGAAGTTGCAATAGCATAATTTGAACTCTTTAAGGAGAGTTTAATTCTTTCGTCATTTATTGTAGAAGACATATTACTCTAATTGAATAATTTATTTTATTTATAATAAAATGTAAAAAAAAATAATCAAATATAACATAGTTTTAAGTAGTATTAACACTTATATCGAATAAAAATATATATATTAAATTATATTCCGTATAATTATAATAAAAGTATTATTTATTTAAAGTATAATTAATTTCTTTAAAAAATTCATCATTATTTTGATTCATCATATATCTGATTAATCCTGGTTCACCTTCATATATAGAATCTGAATTATTGTATTCGTAAAATTTATCACATTTGCACGGCAATGGTTTAATAGATTTTTCATTAGTATTTGTTTTTAATCTTTTAATAGGAATATTTTCAAAACTATTATTATATTCACCAGATTTACAACTACATTTAATACTTTCTGTTTTATTATTAAAATCATAATCAATATTAAATAAATTATCACCAGATTTATCTTTAACATTAATAGTAAAAATACCATTTAATTTATCATATAAATCTTTTTGTTTTTTACATCTTGAATTATTTTCAACTTTTTTGTTAATAGTATCCCAATATATAATTACACTAATAATTAATAGTAATATAATAAATAATATATTTAATAATATTTCATATATATTCCAACCTGTTGTTAATATATTAAAAAAATTATTATCCATATTATTTACCATAATATTAATATCATTTAAAGAATATGAAGAAGACATATTAATATTATTATTCTATTATATATACTTAATTTTTTATTTTGAAATTTTAAATTAAATCTTCTTCATCTTCTTCTTCTTCTTCCTCTTTTTCTTTAGCTTCTTCATAAGTTTTTTTCTCTTCTTCGCCAGCATCTCCTTCTTCATCATATTTTTCCTTATTATCTTCTAATCCTTCAATTCTTTGATCGTTAGATTCTGAAATAGTATCAGAAGAATTATCAATTTGATCTAATTTTTCAGCAAAAGTAAAAAATTCTTCAATTAATTTATTAGATTTTAATATTTTTCTTTTTTTTTTATTTTGAAAAGTTTCTAAAACTTTTTTAGTATTAGAAATATCATTATTTATATTAGCTGTAGTATTTTCAATTGAATTCGTACTAATAGCAATATTGCGATCTGACATTGATTTAAAAGAATTTAATGTACTTCGTATTTCATCTTCAGTTTTATTACCACAATTTTTAATATTTTTTTTACATGTTACAACAACCCAATCTTCTATTAAATTCCACATAGCTTGTGTATTACAAAATAATGGTCCACCCGAATCAAAACAACCAAAAAATGAATCTAACCATCTAAAAGGTGGTTTAGAACCTTTAAAAATACCAATAGCATCCCATACCCATGATGCAGGCCACCAACCAAATGTCTTTTTGAAAAAATATAATAATACAACAATGCCTAATAAAAAGATAAAACATATCAATGAAATTAATACTAAATATCTATGAATCCATGTAAAATATAAACTTAATGGTTGCCAAATAATTCTACCTGGAAAATGAAGTGCAAATTTATTACCACTTAACATATTAGCATATATAAATAACCACCAAATTATCCATATAATAATACCTCCAAATAAAAGAAAACCAAAAAAAGTAAATAAATAATATATTATTTGAAAAGGATTACCTTCTGATGATTTTCTTAAAATATTTCCAAAAAAACTATTTTTAATATCCAAATTAATGCCATCTGATTTAATACTACCTTTACATGAAAGATATTGATCTAAATAAACTGGATTATTTTTACATATATTCTCATCTTTTTCATTATTACATTTATATAATTTTTCATATTTACTATCACATGCATCTTTAAGTTTTTTACATGTTTTATTTAATAAAACAGAATCTGTTGATGAAACTTTAACACCACCAGTACCCAAAATTTTACTTTCGCCAAAACCTTTTTTTGCTGACTTACAATCACTTAAACATTCATTTTCTTGTTTAGTTTTTAAATTATTTTCAATACAAAAATGTACCCCTCTTTTTTTATATTCTTTAGCAAAATCTTCTCTTGCCCGTGCTTCTTTTTGAAAAACAGCTATTTTATCTTTTTTACATTTTTCCTTTGCATTTTCATTATCTTTATTTTGATCCATACATATTAAATAATCATGTTGAGCTTTTCTTTCATTTGTATGAAAATGATCCGGAAATATATCATGATTAACTAATTTTTTTGTAAAACGAAAATTAATAAATCTCTCGCGATTTTTTTTTCGCATTCCATTATAATTCCTCAACATTTTTTAATAATCCATCGCTATCAATTTCAAAATTAGAAGTTTTTAATTCTATTAAATAATTATCATTGGATTTATATTTAAATGCATATTTTTCATATAAATCAATTAATTTTGAATATAATTCATCATTATTAATATTTAACTCATTATATAATAAATCAAATTCTTTATAAAAATTATTATTATTGATCATTAATTAATATTTAGTTAATTTTAATCAAAAGAGACGAATAATCATTTTTTTATAAGTTATTCAAAAATATATAAAAAAAAATATCACTTTTAATATATTATGAAATGAATAAAATTAATAAAATAAAATCTCCTGCATATTTTGGAAAAATAGCAAGTAATTATAAATTATATGATATTGAAATTGGAGCCGATCATTTAGAATGGTGTGTAGTTATTAAAAATAATCGATATGTATGGATTAGAAAAACAGAGGATATAGAATTAATGAAATCAGAATTAAATAATAATGTATCTTATATTAACGAATCTCTAGATACTAAATGTGATAAAAAATTAAAAATAAAAAAAAAATATACACAGTATAATGAATATTTAGAAAAAAAAATGAAAGAATTAAAAGAAAGTAATATGGATTTAACACCTAAAAATTTGTTTTCTGTTGCAGTAAAAGAATGGCATATTATTAAAAATAATAAAGAAGAATTAAATAAGTATTTATATACATGAAAAAAAATGATTAACATATTTAAAAAATAATCTATTATATTATTATATAATTTATGTATAATATATTATTAAATTATAATAAACCAATTATACTAATTGATAGTAGTTATTATGTATTTTATAGATATTTCGCTACATATAAATGGTATTCAATGCAAAAAAAACTAAATACTTATACTGAAAATGAATTTGCAGAATCATTTATTAAACATATGCAATCTGATATAAAAAAAATTAGCAAAAAATGGAAAAGTGATACTAAAAATATTATATTTTGTGCTGATTGTCCCAGATCTCAAATATGGAGAAATGATATATATACAGAATATAAAACTACTAGACAGCATCAACAAAATTTTAATCAAAATATTTTCAATGTATTCTATGATTATATTGAAAAGAATAATTTAAATATTATTAATATTAATAGATTAGAAGCAGATGATGTTGTTTATTTAATTCATAATAAAATTAAAAATAAGACAAATAATAATATTATTATTATTACAAATGATAATGATTATTTACAATTAATATGTGATAATACAGATATTGTTAATATGCAATTTAAAAATATAAAAAATAGAACAAAATGCATAAATGGATTAAGTAATCTATATTATAAATCATTAATAGGTGATAAAAGTGATAATATCCCAAAAGTTTCATCAAATATAAATAAAGAATTAGCACTTCAATTATCATCATATAATATAGAATCTCTTGAAAATTGGTTAAAAGAACGTAATTTATATGATAAATTTATGTTTAATTTAAAATTAATATCATTTGCATATATTCCAAATGAATATAATAATATATTTGAAAATGAATATACTTTTAATAATTTGAATTAAATAATAATAAAATTTATAAATTCATATAAAATTTTTTTACATCTGTATTAATAATAAATGCTTCTTTTTCTAAATTAATTAGTTTTATACTATTTAAATTTTTGGCTCTTGATATTGCAGTGTATAATTGTCCTGGTGCAAAATTATTTGAACTCGCATCTATTTCAATAGCATCTAATGTAGAACCTTGTGATTTATGTACTGACATAGCATATGCTAATGATATAGGCATAAAATTAATAAATGTACTATCATTAATATTTTCATCTCTATAATAATCAATCCTATGTAATATATTATTAATATCACAAAATACAACATATGATGGATTTAATTTAACAATATAACCTCTCGTTCCATTAACTAAACCATTCTCTATATTAATATTTCTTGTTATCATTACTTGTGCATTTTTAATTAAACTAACAGTGTAATCATCTTTTTTAATTTTTTTATTAGTATAATAATTATAAGTATAAACACTATTTATATCAAGATTTTCTTTACCAATTTGATTTTCATAATTTAAATTAGGATAACATTCAATAGTATTATTAGAAATATGTTTTTCTAATAAATCATTTAATAAATTTACATTATTATTAATACAATATTGAATATTAAAATGATTTTTATTTATTTTATTAACATCAACATTTAAACAATATAATTTAGTAGGTAAAATATTATCAAATTTATTATTACTAAGATTTAATAATATATTATATGTATTTTGAGATATTTTTCCAATTCTAATTCTATTTAATATTTTTTGAAATAAAATATCATCTTTATGTCGCATAGACTGTGTTAACTGTATATTTTTCATATCTATTTTATTCCATAATTTTGATTGAAAACAGTATAATCCATTAATAGGTGGTAATTGACAGAAATCTCCTATTAATATTAATTGAATATTTCCAAAAGGTTTATTATTATTTTTAATTTTACTTAAATAAAGTGAAATTTTTTCAAACAATATTGAATCCATCATAGAAATTTCATCAATAATTAATACTTCTAATTTTTGTAAAATATTTAATTTTTTTTTTGTATTTAATATTTTATTATATAAATTATCAACAGTATCTTCTCCTTTATATATACCTAAAAATGAGTGTAATGTTTGACCTTTAATTAAAATTGCAGCTGCCCCTGTTAATGCAGTAACACCATATTTTATATTTTCATCATTTAAATATTCAATTATTTTTTTTAATGTATATGATTTACCACTGCCAGGTGAACCAGTTAAAAATAAAGAATTTCTATTTTTAACAATATTATATGCCTCAATTTGTTGAACTGTTAGCATTATTAATAATATATATAAATATATAAAAATGTATATATATATGTATACATATATCAATTTTTATTATATAATATGAACGAATATTATCCTTCATATATTAAGGATTGTTATGAAGATAAAAAAAATTGTCCAAAATGTAATACAAATAAATTTGATATTAAAGAAAAATTAGTTTGTTCTTACTTAGATGAATGTAATAAATGTTCGAGAATGTCTCTTTATGGAGAAAATCAAATTAATAATTTAAATAGAGGTTATATTTCAAGAAGTTATTATACTGAAATGTGTACTTGTAGAAATAGAAATGTATATTCGAAAATTATTAAATGCACTAATTGTATTAAATGTGAAAATTGTAAAGAAGAATTAATGAGTTGGGAATTTAAAAATATTAAAAGTATAAATGATAATCATTTATGTAATAAATGTTTTAAAAAAATAAATTATGAAATTACTGAAAATATTAATTATTAACCAAATGTACTTTCACCATTATATGATATATATAAAAATCCATCGTCGCTTTTATGTTCTTCATATATATTAGTTAATGAAGCAGCAATTGGCGGTAATACATTATTAATAAATATAAAAATAGCTTGATCATTTCTTAATTTAATACGTTTTCTAATAACTGTTACAAATTGTCCTATTGTTAAATCACATGGAACTAAAAATTTATGTTTATCGATATCGGGTAAACTACAATTATTTCCTTTACATACAATAATAGGATATCTATCAGGATATTTCTCTCTAATACGCTTTGATTCAATTACTCTATGTGGAAAATCTACAACATTATAATAAAATCCATAATCTTTCATATTACTTTATTCTTTATTTATATTTAAAATAATTCAGGATTATCTGTAATTATACCACTAATATTTATATCTTTTAAATTTCCTATATCCATTGGATTATTTATAACATGACAATATACTGGAATTTTTGTTACACATTCTTTTATATTATTAATATTATTTTTATTATATGCTAAATTTATACTATAACAATCATTATTTTTAACAAATTCTTCCCAATCATCAGGTAATTCATCTACAATGAATGATCTCTTATAATTTGGTAAATATTCTTTTAAATATTTTATTATATCACGACTATAAGAACATATTATTATTTCATTCTTATTTGAATGATAATTTAATATTCTTTTAATAACCTCATTAACTAATTTTAAATCATCATCATGATATGATTTCAATTCTAATAATATATTAATTTCTAACTGACAACATAATATAATAAATTCACTTAATGTAGGTATTTTTTCATTTTTAAATTTTCTAGAAAAAAAAGACCCGATATCAATGTGTTTTAATTCATTTAATGTAAAATTTTTAAAATTACCATTAAAATTACTTAATCTATTTAATTCTTTATCATGAAAAACCATTGGTATATTATCTTTTGATAATATTACATCAATTTCTATCCAATTTTTATTTATTGATTTAATGGCATAACATGATGCAAATGTATTTTCAGGTGCTATATTAATAGCTCCTCTATGACCTATAATTTTCATAAATAATCTTTTATCTAAAAAAAAAGTACATTTCTTTATTTAATTTTAAAATTTAAAAACCTTTTATAAAAAATTAAAAAAATAAAGAAATGTACTTTTTTTTATATTAATCTATTAAATTTTTTACTAAGTAATTTACATAGTGTTTTATAAAATCATCATTTATATAATTTTTACCGTGTATTGTTACATCTGTCATATAAAATATAAATGAATATTTTTTTTTTAACGGCGCTTTACTTAATGTTTTATTTGTAAGTATTTTTACTTCATTAATATTTAAATCTCTAATATAATCATTAATATTATTTATATCTTCTATTTTAATTCTTTCAATAAATATATCATCCTTCATATGTATTAAAGCACAAGAACAAACATCTTTTAAATTTTCATATTTTATTAATTTTTTATTAATATAGTACATTAGTTTTATTTCTTCTAATAGTTCATCATTATGTTTATAATATATTTTTTTATAAATATAATCAATTATATCATCTGGTAATTTATTTACTAATTCTTCGTTAAATAACATCATATTATATCTATATAAATATATTTTATATTATATATTTTATATAAAAAATAAAATGAATGAAAATAAAAATATTGTATCTGTAAATATAAGAGATTTTACTAGAAAGAAAGAAAAATTAACTATTGAAATTCCTGATTTGCAAGATAATTCTAACTCATATTATAATATTAAAAATACAGAACATAATATACCTGAAATATCTGAATCAAATACTGAATTAATACCAACTCCATTACCTAAAATGAAAATGTTTGTTATATTAATTGTTATAATGTGTGAAATGGCTAGTTTAATGTACATTGCTCCTTTTTTACCATTTATGATTAGAAGTTTTGGTATTGATGAAAAAGATGTAGGAAACTATTCCGGATTGATAATATCGTCATTCATGGTAGGACAATTTTTTTCAAATGCTATATGGGGATTAATTTCAGAAAAAATTGGCATTAAACCAGTTATTTTAATTGGATTATTAACATCAACAATTTCTACAATAATTTTTGGTTTTAGTTCTAGTATTTTATGGACTGTTATAATTAGATTTATACACGGTTTATTAAGTGGTAATTTAGGAGTAACTAAAACATATTTGTATTTAATAACAGATAAAACGAATGAAGCAAAAGGTTTTGGAATGTTTCCTGCTGGAATGTGTATTGGTGCAATATTTGCACCTGCTATAGGTGGTTTATTAGAAACACCTAGTAAGCATTGGTCTAGTATAGATAATAATCATATATTACATATATATCCATATCTATTACCTTCATTAGTAATTGCATTATTTCCTTTTATAGCATTTATAATTGGACTTATATATATGGAAGAACCTTATAAAAATAATAATGAAAATAATGAAAATAATGAAAATAATGAAGAAAATAATATAAATAAATCAGTATGCAAAGATTTTATTAATAAAAATATATTAATAACTATATTCTTATATTTCAATATTAGATTTTCATTGATGGGAAGTGATAATTTATTTCCATTATTGTTAGCAACTTCTAAACAAAATAATGGTTTAGAATTAACATCAAATACAATAGGTATTATTTATATGATATCTGCTGTATTTTTAATGTTTTATTCTGTATTTATTATTCCTATTCTAAAAAAATATTTAGGAACTTATAAATTATTTGTAATTATGCAAATATTAAATCCTATTGCTGTATTTAGTACTTCACTATTATCTGATTCTAATAATTTAGATAAAGTTTCTTTATCAATATTATCATGTTTTTTCTTTATTATTAAAGGGTCACTCGCTACAACTTCTGTTGTTTTAGTTAATTTAATGATAAATAATTCTACAGAGAAAAAATATTTAGGTAGAGTTAATGGTATATCACAATCATTCGCAGCATTTGGTAGTATTTTTGGTCCAGTATTAGGAGGTTTATTATATGCATGGTCTATATCAAATAATAGAAATTTTCCATTAGATATTCATTTTAGTTTTGGAACATTCGCATTAATATCATCTATTAATTTATTAGTTGTTAATTTTATTGATGAAACAATTGGTGAAAGAAAAGAATAATAGTTGCGGATCATAATAATATTTGGTCACAAAACAAATGGACGGAAAAAGGGCGCTTGGGCAAAAAAATGACGGTTTCATTGGGTGGTATCGCCATCGGTTAGTCAGCGTGTCCAATTGCTTAGAAAGAAGCAAACGTCATCGAAACAACCGTAATCGAAACAACCGTAATCGAAACAAACGTCATCGATACAACTTATCTTAGTTGATTCATAGTTCAGAGTATAAATGATGACTGTCGCAGTTTTCAACGACGACATCGTTTCTGAAGTCTGGAAGCACATTCCATTCAGTGCCATGAAAGTTGTTTCATGTACATCGAAAGATTTCGCATTTAACTACAACAAAATGACAATTAAAGATAAAGCTACCGCTCATTACAATGAGATGGGTAGTCTTTCAAAGTATTGTTCTAAAATCGCTGAAGAAACATGCAAAAAATATGAATACAAAAAACCAAAGTTCATTTCCAGGTTTTGTCAGTATATAGAAATCATAAACACTGATGTATCGAGTAATTATGTAAGCAAGATTAAAGACTCTTCCAAACAAGAATTAAATTATTATTTGCTCAGTGTAATGGTTGTTATTCTAACTCACGCAGTAAACAAAAGGTATAGGGAGATATTGGAAACAATCAATGGGACAATTTATCCGAAAAGTGATGAACGTGCGATCATTATGTTGATTACAGAGATACTTAATGCATCCGCGTTTAAGACTTACGGAGCATCGTACACGTGGGAAACAAGACGATTCTTAAAGATGGTTAGTATGTTTCATCTGTTTAAGATTACTGAAAATCAGTTCCTAAAGACCCCCAATTTTCGTAAAGTACGAGAAGAAAAACTTACCATGTTGAAATATGAAGTTGGTGCCACCAGATTTATTCCGAGATACTTCAAAGAGGAGATACTAAAACTCATATAGTGTTTGTAGTATGAGATTGCAAGTGTGTCTGTGTGTCTGTGTGTGTGTGTATGTATGTATTATATAATTATATGTTTTTTATTTTTTTAAATGGACGAAAAAAACAGGAATTCAAGAAAAATTGACAGAAAATTTACAGGAATCAGAGTATATACGCGCAAAAAACAGGGCATAAATTCAAGTTCAACAGTTCTATCAACAAGTACACAGACAGTTCAAGATGAACGTTCTTTTCAACACTTTGCCTACTGATTTGCAGGAGAAAATCTACCAGAAGATAGTCTACCCGCAATCTGATGATCTCATGTTTGAGATTAGGACTACAAAGTTCTCGAATCACTTCTATGAAGTGCAGAAACTTTTTGTGGAGAATCCTAAAAAAATAAGTGGGTTGAAAGATACTCTTAGGATAATGTCCTTGAATGGGGGAGAAAAACAAGCTGAAATTTTCAAGGCAATTATACAAGAAATTATAGAGAAACAAGATCAAGAGTAAGAGTAAGAAAGTAAAAAAAATTGTATTTAATACATACAATTTTTTTTTATAATTACTATAGATAAATAATAGTAATAAAAAAAATCAAATTATTATAGTGATCTAGATTTTTTTGATTTTGATTTTGATTTTGATTTTGATTTTGATAGACTTTTAGCTTTGGGTTCAGTTTTAAATTTAATTAAATTTAAGTCTTTTTTTGTATCATAATATTCTATAGAATCTACAAAAGTAGTATTTATAGTATCCCAATTTATTTTAGATTCTGGTATTCTTAATGTTTGTAGCATTATTAATAATACAAAATATTTTAATTTATTATTAATGAAAATCATTAATTTCACTTGCATAGTGTTTAAACATATCTATTATAGCTGCTGTGTTTCTAGGTCTTCCTGTTTCCCTATCTCTAAGCCAATAACTAGTTTCTTTATATCTATTAAAATGTATAGCAAGTTTTATAACTTTTCTAGTACGTTCATCATAATAAGGTGGTACATAATTTTCTAATAAACTACCGCGTCTAAATAATGCAAATATTCTAAATAACATTACAGGTGATGTTAAATCTGTTGAATTTGTCACCCATGGTTGCACTACTGCATCCATATCTGCGGGTATAGTACATAAATTATGTATCATATGGTTCTCATCGCCAAATTTTCTATAAATATAAATTTGAAACCAATTCATATTATTAGCAAAAAATTGCCTATAATCAATTTTTAATTCTGTATCATTTATTGGTTTTAAAAATATAGGTTTTTCTATTCTTGGATGTATTAATCTCATAACTTTCATTAATTCATTAATATTTTCATCACTATATTGTTGTTTTGTTACAGGATTAAGAAATAATTTTTTAGTATTAACAGTTTCTACGAGATAATTATATAATTTAGGTGCATATATACATTCAGTTTTATATTTTGTTTTATCGCGATTCCATATTTTTAATCTAACAAGTAACTGTAATTTTGCTAAAGGATATTCTTCGATAGTCTCATTAGATATGATATCTGTTTCATCATTACATTTATCTTCTAGTTCAGAATAATCATATAATATATTATCAGTTATTTGTTCTTTATTCATTTGTAATAATATATTTTCTTTAGCAATATCTTTGATTTCTTTATTTGGTGATTTTTTAGTTTCATATTTGAGTAATTCTAAATAACCCATGTTTTTAACTTTATTATATTCACCAATTAAATCACTTACTTTTTGATATTCTTCATTAAATTCTTTTAATAAAGATTTTTTTATATATTCTGGATCTCTATGACCTAGCTGATATATTTTTCCATTTTCTAATTTTAAAGTAGGTCTCTTAGGAGGAGAAGGTGATTTAGAAGGTCTTTCGCCACGTGGTATAGAATTATAGTGAACTAAACTCTTATCATAATCTCTTTTAGATACTGCATATTGCAATGAAAGTTTTTCTTTATTTTTTAAAAATTTTTTATATTGACTTTCAGTTAAAAATATTTTTGTATCAGTTGGTTTAAATGTTGTTAAATTAATTAAGTTTCTATATTTAGGATTTTGAATTACTTTTAAAGCATCTTCATATTTATCAAAATATTGATCTAGAGGATCTGGAATTATATTAAATTGTTTATTTTCATAATTATCAACAATATCAGAATCTTCATTTAATAAATCTTCAATATCTTGATATACTAATTGAAATGCATTATATAATACTAATCCATCTTCTAATGATTTTCTAGTATCAGCATCGTATAATCCATCTCTTACTATTTCATTAATATAATTAATAACAATTTTACGATTACTAAATCTATAAGTTTTTAAAAAATTAAATAAATTTAAAGCTTGTTTGAGATCATCTCGTCCTAATCTAGAATATTCATTAACTCGTTGCTTGATAGTATCAATAGTTATATCTTTAAAATCGCCATTATTTCCATTTAACAAAGTAAGAACCATTCGTTCTTTCAATGATGTGAATAAGTCTTTGCATAAATCATAATTATTATCTCCTGTATATTGAATTCTTGTTTTACTAAATCTGTTTCTTACTAATTCAACTTCGGTTTCAAGAATAGTATCTTTATCTACTGTATTATCAATACCCGATTTAAGCAATTCACATATTATAGTATCTTGTATAGGCATACCACTCGAACCTCCTCTATCTTTAGATACAAAAGTGTAATACAAAAAATCAATATTAAATAATCTATGATTATCAGGAAAACCAGCATAAATATTAAATTCTCTACCATATTTTTTTTTCATAATTTTAACAGATTTACCATAAAAATCAGCATATTCTGGACTAACTGGTGACAAATAAGTATCATTTATAGGATGTTTTTCTGGATTATGAAACCATCTATAAACATCAGCATCATCTTTAAATGTCTTTTTTTTTTCTTTAGCTTGTGATGGGTTTTTGGGCGAACCTCTTTCAGTTTGTATATCGAATAAATTAATTACTTCTTCACCATTTACAATACTAGGTGGAACATGTTCAAAATTAAAATCATCAAACTTATCTAAATTTATAGAAATCCATTTCATAATTATATTATAAGAACCGTCCTGAGATTTAGTTTCAGTAGCAATTCTAGTACTTTCATTTAATAATCCAGGAACTCTTGAATCAGGACCAATGTTATATATTTTTAATGAATTCAACCATTTTATAATTGTTTCACCATCATCTTTTTGGTATAATTTATCTAAACGTTTGAAAATATCTTTTTCCCCTTTAAGTTTTGACATTAATAAATACTCTTAATATAGAATAATATAATTAAATTATATAATAATAATTTAAATTAATAATGTAAAAATGTTAATAAAATTTATTCTTTTTATTTTAAAAATCAATTATTGTTTATCATATTCTAATTATCTAAATTTGTTTTTAACAAATAGAGAATTAAATAAATATATTAATAAAGGTTTTTTGCCGCGTGGATTTGAATTGTATAGAGAGAATAGTAAATATTTATTAGAAGGACCTCTAAATAATAAACAAATTGATAAATTTTATAATGAAGGATATATAATTATAGAAAATTTAATTTCAGATGAGTTATTATATAGTATTAAAAAAAAAAAATTTAAAAATGAATACAATCTAAAAGAATATGGTAGTATTGTATTTAATCCATTAAATAATGATTTTGATTTTAAAAAAGTTGTATATGAAATTGGAAAAGCAGTTGCACAATTAACACCCCAAGTTAATAATAATAACGATGAATTATATGCAATTAATAATAAATTATTAAAATTTAATGGAGGAATAAATGGAAAATCAAAAGGATTTAATTGGCATATAAATAAAGTTCCAATTTGTGAAAATACATTAGGTCCTGGAATAAATGCATATTTAGCATTAGATAATGTAGATGAAAATGGCGGTGGTATATGTATAGCAATTAAATCACATACTCATAAATATATTAATTATCGCAATAATATAAATAATAACATAATAAAAGATTTAGACAAAATAATATATGCCCCAATTCTAAATGAAGGCGATGTAATATTATCAACAAGATATTTATTTAAACGTACTAGTGAATTTAATAATCCAAATGCAAAAAAAAATATAAGAAGATATATTATAAACTATATGCCCTCGAGTGCTATAGTAAATGATATAAATTATAAAAATAAAACAATAAAAGAATTATCAAAAAATAATAAATATAATGAAAAATTTATTAAAATACCATTAATAAAGAAATATAGTTATAAATACAACTATGATTATTTATAAAAGTTACGTCTATTAAGTAATTTTAAAAGGTGTTATTTTTTTTTTAAATTATATAATAATTAAATTAAAATATATAATTAGAATTTATATATATCTATGGAGGATTATTTGTGGATAGTATGGATTGGTGGAATATTTTCATTTATAGCGGCCATGGGAATAGGTGCCAATGATGTTGCAAATTCTTTTGCAACATCAGTTGGTGCCAAATCATTAACAATTAAACAAGCGGTTATTCTTGCATGTATATTTGAAACAGGGGGTGCGATATTAATGGGATCACATGTATCGGAAACAATTAGAAAAGGGATAGCTGATTATGAATGTTTTCAAAATGATCCATATACACTTATGTATGGTTGTATGTGGGTATGTTTTTCAGTTGCATCATGGTTATTTACAGCATCTTATTTGGAAATGCCAGTATCAACAACACATTCATGTATAGGTGGAATGATAGGAATGACAATAGCAATTAAAGGAAGTGATTGTGTAATATGGTATGTATCAAAAGATACATTTCCATATGTTGGAGGTGTAATTGGTATGGTAATATCATGGTTTGTATCACCTATATTATCTGGATTAATATCATCATCATTATATATTACAATAAGATATTTTATATTAAGAAAAAAATATGAAGATAAATATATTTACTATGGATTTCCTTTATTAGTTGGATTAACAATGTTATTAAATTCATTTTTTATTTTTTATAAAGGCGCAAAAGGATTGGGATTACATAAAACACCATTAGATATAGTAATAGGAATATCATTTACAACAGGTATATTTTCAGGATTAATAACATTACCATTTATGCCAAAAATATATGATAAAATTAATGAAAAATTTAAAAATAATAATGATTTAGAAAATAATGATAATATAGAAAATAATGATAATATAGAAAATAATCAAAATAAACTTATATCATATACACACAATGCAAATAATACATATACATATGTATATAGTAATAATGCTGCAATAGTTTCTAAAAAATTACCACATGAAATGAATGAAATAGAAATGAATGAAATAGTATTTAATGAAATAGAATTAAATAATAAAGTATTGGCAGAATCAATAAATGAAAATAATAGTTCATTTAATATTATAAAAAAAATAAAAAATATAGATATAAATAAATATGATAAAATTGATAAACATGATGAGGATATTGTAAATGCTTTACACAATAATGCAGAAAAATTTGATATAAGAACAGAAGAATTTTTCAAATATTTACAAATTTTTTCAGCAGCATGTGCTGCGTTTAGTCATGGTGCAAATGATGTAGCAAATGCTATAGGACCATTTGCAGCAATTTTAACAATATATATAGATGGCGATGTTAGAAAAAATTCAGTAATGGATAATAATGCATATTGGATATTAAGTCTAGGAGGTGTTGGTATATCAATAGGATTATTATTATATGGTTATAAAATTATAAGAGCAATAGGTATAAAATTATGTAAAATAACAGCATCAAGAGGTACAATAATAGAATTAAGTGCTGCATTGGTTACAATATTTGGAAGTAGATTAAAAATACCATTATCAACGACTCATTGTCAAGTAGGTGCAACATGTGGTGTGGGTTTATTAGAAAGTTCATGGAAAGATAATGTATCAGGTATAAACAAAAAAATAATATGTAAAACAATGTTTGGATGGGTAATAACTTGTGTATTTGTAGGTTTAATAACAGGAATATTAACAGCACAAGGAATAAATGCACCAAGTTTAAATAATTAATTAATATATAAAGTTTTTTTTATATTATATAATAAAAAATGTATAAAAGAATATTTTTAGGATTAATTTTATTACAAAATGTGTTATGTTTTAGTAATATATTAAGATTAAATAATCCATTGCAAATAAATAAATATTATAATAAACAAAAACGAATAAATATATGTGGAATAAAAAATAGTTATATTAAAATGATAGATGAAAAAAATAATATAAATAATAATAAAAAATTTAATAATTTTGATTGGAAAAAAAATTGGTATCCAATTGCTCTAGAAGATAGAACAGATAAAAATAAACCATTTGAATTTACATTACTAGGCAATAGTTTAGTTATTTGGTGGGACAAAATAAATAATGAATGGTGTGCAACAGATAATAAATGTTCTCATAGACTTGCTCCATTATCAGAAGGTAGAATTACAGATAAAGGAGTAGTAGAATGTCCTTATCATGGATGGTGTTTTAATTCAACAGGTAATTGTGTAAAAATGCCACAAAGAGAAAAACCATATTGTGAAAATAATAATAGATTTAATATTAATTCATATAATATAGTTACAAAACAAGGAATTATATGGATATGGCCTGAAAAATATATAAATGGTTATAAACCATCTACAAATTTAATACCAACAAGTCCACCTATTGATAATGGTGTAATGACTGATGATTTTTCATTAGATTTGCCATATGATTATAGTATATTATTGGAAAATATAATAGATATAAGTCATGTTCCTTTTACACATCACGGTTCTCAAGGTAATAGAAATTTAGCAAAACCAATTAAATATAATATAACAAATGATATATCAAAAAAAGGTTTTAAAATAGATATAATAAAAGGTTTTGGTAATCATACAGAATTTAAAGCACCCTGTTATCAACATACAAATTTGCAGATAAAAACTATAAATCCATTTAATATATTTAAAAGTCATAAAAAAAATAGAGATAATAGTATAAAAACATTAATTAATGCATGGGTTGTTGCATATGCAATACCAAAATCACCTGGATATTCTAGAATAATAGCAAGATTTCCAATGCAAACGCCAAATAATTTATTCACAAAATTTTTATTATTTAGTAAACCAAGTTTTATAAGACATATGGGTCGGAATGAAGTATTAGAAGAAGATACAATATTTTTACATGAACAAGAAAAAGAATTATTATTAAGAGATAATAATTATTATAATTATAATTCAACTTTAAAACATTATAATTTAGCAACAGAAGCCGATACACCAGTATTATTATGGAGAAAATGGTTAAAAAAAGCGGGTCCAATACCATGGGGAAAAAATAAAATTATAAAAAAATTTAATAAAAAAGATGAATTAATAAATAGAGAAGAATATCATTTAAAACACTGTAAAATATGTCAAAATGCTTATAAAAATTTAGAATCTATAAAAAAAATAATAGTTTATTTGAAACCACTTATATTTATTTTAGTATGGCCTCTATTAACATATTATTACCCAACAAAAACATATATAAATAGATTAATAACATTTTCATTATTAATATCAACAAGTATTATATGGTATATTTGTAATCAATTACAAATAAAGATGAAAGTAGGAAAATATCCACCAAAAAGAAATACAATGGTTTAAGAATTAAAAACAAAAAACTTAAATAATAATATTTAATTATTAGAACAAGGGGGGGAAGTATTTTCCATTTCTAAAAAATTTGTAAAATCTATAATACTTTTAGATACATTTGTAATATTATTTTTAGGACCAACAATATTAGAAGCGGTATTATCAATCATAAATTTAGAGAGTTTAAATTTTCTATAATTTTTTGCATCTTCTCTAGAATAATAATTTTTATTATACTTTTTATTATTATTATTAATATACTTATTATTATCAAATAAATTTTTTAGAATAGGATATAAATTACAATCAAAAGTATAAGAATAATTAATATAAATAGTTAGAATAATATAAATTTTAAGAAAAGCGGTATAGATCATTTATTTAATTTTATTTAATAAAATTAAAAATCATTTTTTTTTAATATATATAAAAAAAAAATATAATATAATTACTATGTACTTGCATGTTATATATTATAATTTTTGCTTTATTTAGTTTAACAGAGGCATTTTCATATGGAAATGTAGCGGTAATAGGCGCGAGTGGTAATTTAGGAAGAGAAGTGGTAAAAGAATTATGTAAAAATAAAATTTCTACAAAAATATTAAATAGACAAAATACTTCATCAAATATAAATAATTATTATAATGAAAATCCTAATATAAAAATTGTTAATGGCGATGTTAATAATTATGAAAGTATTGTAAAACTATTAGAAGGTGTTGATACATGTATTGCAGTACATGGTTCAAAAAGAAAAACAAAATTAAGAGATATAATAAGAAATAATATAAATGATTTAAATCATCCAGTAAATGTTAATTATTTAGGAATGATTAATATTATAAATGCTGCTAAAATAACTAAAACTAAACATATTATTCGTGTAACTGGAAATGGCGAAAAACCATGGTCTATTCCATCTATAATTATAAATTTATTTGGATCAATGCATAAAGCATGGAATTATGCGGGTGAATGTGAATTAAGAGATTCTAATATTACATATACAATTATACGTCCAGGAATGATGAATCATAATATTGATACAGATTCATCATTAACATTAATAGACAATGGTATGTATTTACCTCCAACTAAAATATCATATAATAAAATAGCAAATTTATGTTTAAATTGTATAGCACATCCGAATGTTAAAAATACGACTTTAACAGCAATAACAACACAACCTGGTTATGGAAGTTCATCATGGATACCATTATTAAGAAAAGTTAATAGTGATACAAAAAAATTTCCAGATAAATTTTTAATAATTTTAAAACATTATAGTGCTGTAACAATTATGTGTGGAATATTTTTGACATTAATTAGTAAAATAATATTATTGCCAGTAATAAATCAATTATCATGGATAATATTATAATATAAATTTAATATAATAAATAATTATATTACAAACAGAATTTATCATTAAATTTGGATCAATATCTAAATTATTATCTTTAATACCTAAAAAATTAGATAAATAATTTTCTTTATTATTACAGATACATAAATGATTAGTATTATTAACAAGAATACTATTTTGATTTTTTTTTTTAAAAATATAGTTATGATATATTTCATCATTTAAATGAGATGGTGCAAAGATACCATCTTTATTCCCAATCATTGTTAGAGTAGGTATATTATCCTTATCAATTTTACTAATATGTTTTATTTTTTTATAACTATTATGAGTCGCGCCATAAACAATTTTAGCAATTAATTTTGAATTATTATATTCAAGACATTTAAATCCACCATAAGAATGACCAAATAATATAGTATTATACTTAATTTCATTTAAATCATAATTATCGGAAATAGTTACATTAAAATTAATATTATATTTTTTTCCATGTTCGATTAAAATATTACTAAAATTTATATAATCAATATTTGCTTTATTGTATCCTTTCCAAATTACAAAATTAATAGAATTATATTTATTATAATAAAATAAATCTAGATTAAAATATGTTAAAAGTAATAAAATATAATTAATCATTATATGTATAAAAATAATATAAAATAATCTTTAAATAATTGATTTATCTATTCTAATTGGGTGAAAAATAGGTTCAGAATTATTTAAAGAAGAAGACAATAATGGTTCTCTAGTAGCTAAAAAACATTGAATAAACATCCTGTTTCTTTTTTCATCTTTATTATTATATTCAATTGTTGGACTTGATGTATGTATTAATTTGCGATTATTCCATATTATTATATCATTATCATCCCAATTATGATGAAAAATATTTCTATTAGTAAGAACATTATTTTTCATAATATGTCTAAATAATTCTAAACTATCATTATAATCAAGTTTATCAAATTTAAAAAATCTATTGGGATTAATTAGTAAAGATTTTCTATATTTACTTTTATCAGAATATATAACAAAAGGATCTTTAGTAAAAATATCATCATCATAATATTTTTTTTTATCTTTTCTAATATAACCTGTATAATCATATGTTACATCATTTAATCTATTTAATGAATTAACATTAATTACATTATAATCATTTAATTCTTTTTTAAGTGATAAATCTAAACTGTCATAAGCATCTTCAAGACTTGCATATATAGTACTAATTTTATTTTTTTTAGGAGTTTTTAACATATACATACTGCTAACAATTGGTGGTAAATGTTTAGAATGACCGACTAAATCTTGATGCCATACAAAATTATATATAAAATATGAAGTAACATCATTAAGATTTATATTACTAGTGCCAAATATACCAGAAGTATTCATATTACCTCTAATAGAGACTTGTGGAACAGATGGGATTGCAGTATACCATGGGTGTAATATATCTTTTTTATAATTTTTATCAAAAATTTTACATAAATCATAATATTCTAGTGGATTAATTTTTTGATTTTTAAAAACCAACATAGGAACAATATTAAATAATTTTTGTAATTCTAATTTATCAGCATCTGTTATTTTTTTAACATCTATATTAGAAATAATAGCTTTATTTTTAGTAAAAGTAGGAAAATTAACAGTAAAAGAATTTGCAAAATATATTAAATTAAAAATAAAAAAAGTTTTTAAAAATTTCATATTATTTATTTAATAAATAAATAATTTTTATATAAAAATTATTTTAATGTTGTTTGATTATGGAATATTTCCATGATAATAATTATTATTATTTGGAAAATATTCATTATTAGTATCTTCATTACGATATAATGTAACAGTTGCAATATTGTTGGTGTGGTGATTTATTTTTTTAATAATATCTTTTAAAATTTTAGTTTCTTCTTCTAATTTATTTGTTTGTTCTTCAATATATTTTGTTTCATCAATTATATTAGTAAATAATTGATCTTGATTTTTAACATTTGAAATTTGATTATTGATATGATTTACAATTTTTTTATTTTTTAGTGATTCAGGGATATAACCAATGGGGGGATTCCATTTTTTAAATTTATTATTACTTCTTTTAATTCTATCGGGAACATAACCAATGGGTGGATTCCATTCTTTTTTATTATTATGTACTGATACCGCTGTATTAAGTACTTTAATAGCATTACTTAAAATATTTTCTTTATTATTTTTTGATAAAGTACATTTATAATTTTTATAAATTGAATTATATTTAATCGGTTTATTATAATTCATTGGACTAAATGTATAAACACCTTGAATAAAACATAGAACTGTGACAATTAAAAACTTCATTATATTTAATTTTAATTTTAAAATATATTATAATCATTTTTTTATATATTTTAATTAATTAATTTTAATAAAGAACTTTTAGTTGCTAATCTACATTGTAAATAAATTCTATCTTTATTTTTATATACTGCTTTTGGCGAAGATGTATGAATTAATTTTCTATTATTAAATATACATAAATCATAATCATCCCAATGATGTGATATTATATTATCTGTGCGCGTAACATATTTTTTCATAATATGACGATATAAATTATTACTATCTTCATAATTTAATTGTTTAAATCTTAAAAATTTTTTAGGATTTAAAGCAAATGTTTTTTTATTAACATATTCATCTGAATATATAACAAATGGATTTTCTGTAAAAATATCATCATCATATCTATATTTTAAATCATTTCTTAAACCAGTATAATCATATATAGCATTATCTTGTCTTAGTTTTGATGTTGAATGAATAACAATTAAATTTTGAATATATTTTTTAAAATTTATGTCCATGGAATCATAAGCATCCTCATAACTTGCAAATGTTGTATCATCACCATGAGTCGGCGATGATAACATATACATACTACTAATAATAGGTGTAATATATTTATTAGATCCTGTAACATCTTGATGCCATAAATAATTAAATTCATCATCCATGTTAATAAATCGCTCACTTTTATTTTTATGTTGTATTAATTCAACCTGTGGTACTGATGGTATTGTATTTTCAGTATGACTATATAGTGATACATCTTTATCATGATTATTATCAAATTCTTTAACAAAGATATAATATTGTTCTGGTGTCAATTTTTGATTTTTAAAAATAATAACAGGTATTTTTTTAATAATTTTTTTAAATTCGTTAATTTCATATGAAGAAGCACTTTTAACATCTATATTAGAAATAATAGCTTTATTTTTTGTAAATGTGGGAAAAGTAATAGAATAACTAGAAACAGTTATAAAAAAATTCAATAAAAAATATAAAAGATAATTTGTTCTATACATTATAATATATATATGTTCTTTTTATTTAAATTATTTTTTTTTCTTTTTAATTTTAATAAAATTCGTTGTATCAATTGTCTCAATTAAATAATTCACAAAAATATTATTTTTACAATAACAAAGAGAACATATAAAAAATTTACTATTTAATAAAAATTTAATTTTTTCTTTTAAAAAAAAATTATAGTTATCATTTCTATTAAAAGTAGTCCATAAATATATTTCATCATTATAAATTTTATTTTGAGGATAAATAATATGTAAATTCTCTAATAATATATTTCTAATAATATAATTTTTTTCAATTTTATTAAGATCTAAATTAATATTAATAATATTATCAATTAAATTTTTAATATTAATTTCATTAACTTCATAAACTGAATTATTAAGTAAATTTAAATTTTTATTATTCCATAACTTAATATTATTAATATTTTTTTTAGATAACGTACAAATAACATAATCATAAATATTTAAATTATTTAATTTAAATTCATTTGTTTTATTATTAAAATCAATTTCATTAATTTTATAATTATAATGTATATTTATTGTTTCTGATCTATTAATTAATACTATCATTTCTGATAATAATAAATTAATATCTTGATTACTAATGTAATAATATTTTGTTTTATTAGATAAATCTTCAGTAAATATATTTATAAAATCATTTGCATTTATATTATTTAATATATTATTATTATTTAATTCTTTAAAAACAAAATCATAATCATTAGTATTTAAATAAAGTTTACATATACTCAAAAAAGTATATGATGCGCGAACATTATATGGAATTAATTTAACTTTATCAATAACAGAATTAATAATATTATAAATCTTATCATTAAATTTAATATTATCTAATTCAATTGATTTAATATTAAATTTTTTTAACAAATTTATATAATTTTTATGATTGTCATTATATAAATTATATATATAATTATCACTTGTTTCTAATTTTATTTGATTTTTTTTATCATAAATATCTATAATAAAATCTGTATCAATATATTTAATAGCATTATATAATCCTGATATATTAGCTCCTATTATAGATATTCTTTTCATTAATATCTATATATATATTAAGTATGAAGTATATTAATATACTATTAATTATATTATTAATGATAATAATTTCTTATATATTTATGTATATATACAATAATTACAAAGAGAAATTTGTTTCACAGGTTATTGATAATGATTTTTCTATTTTATCAGTAAATAGTAATTTAGAATATAAAAATTGTGATATAGATCAATGTAATATTAAATTTTTAGATAAAAAAATAGATGAAAATAATATTAAATCAGTATATTATATTACAAATGACAATGATATTTATATATTAAATAATAAAATTGGAATTAAAAAATCAAAAATTGTAACAACAGATAATATAAATATAACTGCTATTGACTTTAGTAATGATTTTAAATATGGTTTTGCTGGAATAAAATCACATAGTACAAAAGCAATAAATATATATTATACAACTGATTATGCAAATACTTGGAATAAATTAATATTTTCATATGACAATATTAATACTTTTAAAGAAAAACTAAAAAATGAGTATTCCGATGAAAAATATTTAAATAAATATAAAAATTTAGAATTTTTAAATAATAAAGATATATTAATTGATAATATTATTGTAAAATATACAGATGATAATAAACCAGAAGGATTAATGTTTTCTACAATTGGAAATTTTAATTATAAAAATGTAGAAAATGATGAAATAAATTATTACACTGAATTAACTCTGAAATATATAAATTTAATTAATGATTTAAATAATTTTGAAGATCATGAATTAGAAAAATTAAATTATAAATGTAGTTTTATTAAATATTATTATGATACAAATATAGAAAAAACATCTTTAAAAGTATGTACTATAAAAAAATTACTAAATTATAAAAATGATTTTTTTATTTTATTAAATACTAATGGAAATAATTCAGAAAACTTATTATTAAATTATAAATCTGATTATACTGAAAATCTATATATAACTAATTATTTAAATGATATTAAACTAATAAATATTAATAATATTATATTATCAGATTTATCAAATAAATTAAATAATTTTTTGTTAGGATCAAATGAAGATTCATTATTTAAGATAGATTTAAATAATATAGATAATATTAAAAATAATAATTCTATTTATCATATAAAATATGGTTTTGAAGATTATATAAATATTCCTCCTGATTTTAATTCAACAATAAATATATTAGATATTAATACATTTAATATAAAAAATATAAAAGGTTATGATATTGATTTTAAATATTTTACGGAAGAATCAAAAAGTTACATTAAAGAATTTTTATTATATTATGTTACAAATGAAAATAAAATATTTAGTAAATCATTAGAATTAATAAATAATAAAGAAGACATAACATTAAATTTAATAGAAAGTTCAGAAAAAGAAATAATATATTCAAAAGATGATATTAAATTTATAAATAATTTATTTATTCATCCTAAAAATAAAATAGATGACGAATCTTCATTATTTATAGGAACTGATAAAAAAATATTATTTTATCATGATAATAAATGGAAAGAATTAAATAATTATAGTTTAGAATATAATAAATATAATACAGCTAAATTTATAAATGATATAACAGATACGCGAAAAATATTATTTAATGGTGATAATTTATTAGAAAAACATAAAATTTATAATTTTGAATTTAAAATTGATAAACATGTTGATATATTAATGATTGGTGGTGGAGGAGGTGGCGGTTATGGCGGTGGTGGAGGAGGTGGTGGTGATGTTAAATTATTTAAAAATATTAAAATGCCTGCAGGTAAATATAGATTATTAGTGGGTAGTGGTGGGGCAGAAGGAACTGAAGATAATGATTTGGGAAAATATGGAAATAATAGTGAAATAGAAATGATAGATAGTGCAGGAAATTTTGAAAAATTAGTAGTAGCAGGTGGTGGGGGTGGTGGTTCATATACAAAAGATGCTACACGTACACCAATTAATGGAATTATTGGTAATAAATTATATAGTAGTGGTGGAGGTGGTGGTGGAGGTGGAAGAAGAGGTATAGGTGGTGTAGGAAATGGAATAAGTGGAAATGGTAGTCCAAGTTATTTTGATGATATACTATATGGGGGAGGAGGAGGAAGTGGTGGTTATTATAATTTATTTAATGATATAAAAAAGAAATATAATAATGGTCTATCAGCAAATAAAAATAGTTTAGGTATAGGTGGAAAAAGTACAAAAATTATAGATAAATATATATATAATAATATAAATTATGTTTCAGGCGGAGGTTATGGTGGTATATATGGTGAAATAAATAATGAGAACGAGAAATCTATATTAGATAAAATAAATATATTAGATAATAAAAAAAATAAAATTTATGGTAAAGGAGGTAATGGTTCAATAATTATAACAAATATAAATAATTACGAAAATAATAGCGAATTACTAAAAAAAATTATAAATAATAATGATTCTAAAGGGACAGAAGGTGTTATAATAATATATGGTAGTAAATCAATTTATAAAGAATATTTAGAAAAAGATAATGATATATCAAAACGTGATAGAATCTTAAATTTATATAAATTAAGTAATAGAGATATTCAAAAAGAATCACAAGATTATAATAATAATGCAAAAAAAGAAATGTTAGAAAGACTTGAATTAAAAAATAAATTTGGAAAAAAAATTCAGAAAGTTAGAAAAAATAAATATAAAAAAAATATATATGAATTAGAGAGGAAGTCAAATAATATTCAGATGGAATATATAAATGATAAAAAAGTAATTGATCCAATAAGTGATGCATATTTACCATATTCACAAACTGAAATTAAGAAAATAGATATTTCAGATCCATTGTATAATATTAATAAGTATAAAATAATCACATTATATAAACAGTTATTATATCGTCAACCTACTTCAGAAGAATTAAATGAATGGAGTAGAAAAATAATGATTAATCAAATAAATTTAGAAAAAATAAAAAGACATATTATAAATTCGGATGAATATATCAGAGTAATTAAATTGCAATCAAATGATCCTAATCCAAATTTAATATATGCAGATAATAAACAAAATATATATGGAAAAATAGCAGAATTATATTTAACAGAGTTAAATGAAGAAATACCGAAAGCATTATTGGGACCATTAAAAGATCTTTATCATTATTTACAATATAATGAACATTTATTTAGAGCAATATTAATACATAGTAATTTTGAAAATTTCAAAAGTGAAATAATAGAAAATAAAAAATTAATAAAGAATGATATTATAAAAATATTTAAAAAATATTTTACTGAAAAAGAAATCAAAGATAAGGCAAATGATATACAAAGATTTGATAAATATAATAAAAGTGATAAAGTTAAAGATATTTTCGAGTCTAATAATACAGATAAATATGCTGTAACAAACGATTATGACGAAGAAGATAATTCTAAATTACCAGATTTAAAAAATTTAATATTACAAGATAATTATAATTATTATTTATGGGATAAAAAAGTAAGTAATGATATAGATAAAAATGATTTTGAAGAAAAATTAGATGAAATAAAACAACTTAGAGAAGAAGTAAATAAAATAGGAAAAGAAACATTTGTAAATTTTGATATAAAAACTACTTCAAATGATAATTTAGAAATTGTAAAAAATATATTCTCAAATAAATCAAAACCATTATTAAATAAAAAAGCATATGAAAAAATGAATAAAACTTTTAGTAATATATTTAATTAAAAAATTTATTTTTATTTTATTTATATTTATAATTATTAAAATGAGTTTAAAAAAAATTGTAGATAAAATTGAAGTAAACGATATAAAAAAAAATTTTTTTTTAACAAAAGATATTATGGAAGAGGTTTCTAATTATGTTAAAAAAGAAAAATTAATATTATATGGTGGTTATGCTTTAAATATGATATTACCAGAAAATAATAAAATATATAAATATCATACACCCGCTGATTATGATTGTTATTCATATAATCCAAAAAAACATGCAATTAAATTAGCTAAAATTTTAAAAAAAAAGAAATATCGTTTTTTAAAGGTAAGAATGGCAGTACATGAAAATACTTATAAAGTATATGCTGGTATGATAAGTATAATTGATATAACATATATAAATAAGGATGTATATAATATATTTTTAAAAATTCATCAAGATGAATTATTAACTAGATATTTTAAATATTATAAAAATAATTATATAATTGCTCCTTTTACTTTCCTTATAAGAAATTTATATTACGAATTATCTAGACCAAAAGAATCATATTATAGATGGGAAAAAATTCATTCGCGTTTAAAATTATTAACAAAACATATTATTAATAAAAAAAAAGATACAAAATTTAAAAAATTTATTAAATATCCAGATGATATAATAGTATGTAAAAGATATTTATTAAGGTATTTTAAAAAAAATAAACTACCAATTATTGGAATGTATGCATTAAAATTTATAAAAAATATAAAAAATAATAATTGTTGTAATAATAGCGAATATAGTTATTTATTTCAAATATTATCAAAAAATTATGCTATTGATTGTAAAAATATTTCAAATATTATACAAAAAAACATAAATTTAAAAAAATATAAATTAAAAATAATAAAAAAAACTGATACCAGTTCATCAATAGATATTATTGAAAATAGATATAGAATACAATTAATTAATAAGAATAATAATAAATTAATAAATATAATAGAAATAACAAAAGTTAAAGATAATTGTTTTTCAGTACAAAATATTAATAATTATACTATTGGATCACTTGATACAATTTTATGTTTTTTATATAGTCGTTATACAGCAATTTTAGTTGGAAAATACATAAACCCAAATAGAGTAAATAATGCATTAAAGAACATAGAAGATGATATATCAATATATGAAAATATTTTAAAAAAAATAAAAAACAGAGATAGATTTAAAATAAAATGTTATGGAAAAGAATTGACGATACATAAAATTTATAAAAAAAATTGGGGTAAAAAAATGTCATTATTAAGATATTCATAATGTAAATTAATTATTTTTTTTATATTCTAAATCGAATTTAAAAATAGTATTATCATTTATCGAATTATTACTATTAGTTTTATTTAAAATTTTATCACTTAAAAAATCTGATGATGAAGATTCTACAATAGAATTTTGATTATCACCCGAATCATCTGAATCAGTATATGAATTAGAACTATATTCATTATCTGGTTCTAATAAATAATTGTTAATATTTTCATTTTCACTTTGAATTTTTTGTATTTTACTAATAATATCGTTGTTTTTATGAATTAAATTGTTCATAAATATATTAAAATTATTTATTTTTTTATCATTATCATTTTTATAATTACAAGTAATATTTTCAATTATAATACAATTAAAATAAATAATTTCATCTGTATATAATGGAATTAATGTATTAGTAATAATAAAAAAAATAGAACATATATTATATATAATTGCTTGAAAATTTTTAAAATAAAAATTTGAAATATTTATAATTTTGTCTTTCATAATAATAATAATTATAATAAAATCTTTATATAAATAATAAATTATATATATAGATATAATAATAATAATGGAAGACAATCTAGAAAAAGTAACAATACATCTAGACACTAAAAATGCGGAATTTGTAGATAATTATGAATTTTATGTAGATATTTTAGATGATATTAAAAATGTTATTTATATTAAAACTTTAAAAACTGAAATATATACAACACCTAATTATAAATATACTAGTAAATATGATGGTACGCAAAAAGATTATTTTGAAAATGGCGATTATATATATGTAACTTTAAATAATTATAATAGAATAAATGTATTATCTAAGGAAGTTATTCCTCTAACTAAAGATGATATGGGTGATGATATTACACAACAAAAAGAATATCCTTATAATGGTAATGGTCCTTACTTAAAATCACAGTGGGATGCAAATGTAACTAATGGAGCAATTGTATTGTTTAATCCTGGAAAATCAGGACAATATGGTAATATAAGAGATAGAAATAATTTACCGATAAATTTCAAAATAAAAGATACAAAAACAAATTTATTAAAATATTATGATGCTGTTAATATTGTAAAATCAGAGTCAAATTTAGTTGGTGATTTACAGACATCAGCAACAAGACCATATTATTTGTTTAAAAATGAATTATCTGGAACAAGTTGTGGACCAAATGATACAAATACATTAGTGGTAAATCCAATTGAACCTGAATTAAAAAGATTTAGTGTAAATTTATGGCATGTAAATGAAGATGGTAGGCATGAAAAACTAGAATTAAAAAAAGAAAATGAAATATGGAGAGATGATCTTGGAATATTTAGGGTTGTTATATCATTTACAATTTATTATAAAAGAAAGAAAATAACTAGAGTATAATAATAAAAATATTTAAAGATTATTTAATATTAATAAATAAATTATATAAGATATGAGTGTACAAGATATTGCCGCGGGTTTTGATATTGGTACAACAACTAGTTGTGCTGCTATTTGGAAAAATGATAAAGTAGAAATTATACCAGATCACCAAACTGGATCACGAACAATTCCATCATATGTATCATTTACAGATGAAGAAAAATTAGTAGGAGAACCTGCTAAAAATCAATCAACAATGAATCCAAAAAATACAGTATATGATGCAAAAAGATTAATTGGACGTAAATTTGATGAATCATGTGTTTCAGCAGATAATAAACTATGGTCTTTTAAAGTTACAGGAGACAGTAATAATAAACCTCAAATTAATGTAAAATATAAAGGCGAAGAAAAGAAATTTCATCCTGAAGAAATTTCAGCAATGGTAATTCAAAGATTAAAAGAAACAACTGAAGCGTATATTGGTCAAGAACTTAAAAAAGTAGTAATTACTGTACCTGCATATTTTAATGATTCTCAAAGACAAGCAACTAAAGATGCTGGTACAATTGCGGGTCTAGAAGTTCTAAGAATTATTAATGAACCAACATCTGCTGCAATTGCATATGGATTAGATAAAAATGATAGTGATAATGAAATTAATATCATTGTTTTTGATTGTGGTGGTGGTACACATGATGTATCTGTATTAACTTTAGATGGTGGTATTTTTGAAGTTAAAGCAACTGGTGGTGATACACATTTAGGTGGTTCAGATGTAGATAATATTATTGTTGATTATTTATGTGATGATATTAAAAAGAAACATAAAATTGATGTAAAGCAAAATGCTCGTGCTCTTAAAAGACTAAATATTGCGGCAGAAAAAGCAAAAAAGAATTTATCATCTAGTACAACAACATCTATCGAAGTAGATTCTCTAAGCGATGGAATTGACTATGTAACTACATTATCTAGAGCAAAATTCGAGCAACTTGCTGATCCTATCTTTAAAAGAACAATCGATCCTATTAATCGTCTTTTAACTGATGCAAAAATGTCAAAGAGTGATATTCATGAAATTGTATTAGTAGGTGGTACAACACGTATTCCACGAGTACAACAATTACTATCTGAATATTTTAATGGAAAACAACTAAATAAATCACTTAATCCAGATGAAGCAGTAGCATATGGTGCAGCAGTACAAGCCGCAATTCTTACAGGTCAAGGTAATAGTAAAACAAATGAACTTTTACTACTTGATGTTGCACCATTGTCTCTTGGTATTGAAACTGCCGGTGGTGTAATGACAAAAATTATTGAAAGAAATACTACAATTCCAACAAAAAAATCACAAGTATTTTCTACATATGCAGATAATCAACCCGGTGTAGATATTAAAATTTATGAAGGCGAAAGAGGTTTTACAAAAGATAATAATATGTTAGGTAATTTTCATTTAGATGGTATTCCACCTGCACCAAGAGGTGTACCACAAATTGAAGTATCATTTGATATTGATGCGAATGGTATTATGAATATTTCAGCAGCAGATAAAAGTACAGGAAAATCAAATAATATTACAATTACAAACGACAAAGGACGTCTAAGTAAAGAAGAAATTGAAGAAATGGTTAAAAAGGCAGAAAAATTTAAGGAAGAAGATGATGCAAATAAAGAAAAAATTGAAAAGAGGAATGGTTTAGAAAATTTCTTATATAATTTAAAAAATAATGTAAAATCCGATCCAAATAATGAAAATAATGACGAAGTAGAAGAAATTAAAAAGGAACTAGATCCTATTATTGAAGAAGGATTAAAATGGTTAGAAGATAATACAAGTGCAACATCAGAAGAATATGATAGTAAACAAAAAGAAATTGAAGAAAAAACGAATCCATTAATGATGAAATTATATCAAAAAAATCCACCAAATGGTGCTAATATGCCGGATGGTATGCCAGGTAGTATGCCAGGTGGTATGCCAGGTAGTATGCCAGGTGGTATGCCAGAAGGATTTTGTCCCCCGTGTCCACCAGTAGATGAAGATCTTGATTAGAAAATATACTAATATAAAAAAAAATATTATTTTTATTTATTTATTAAAAAATGAATATTATTTTTATTTATTCATTATTAAATAAATGGACTTTATAAGATTTTGTTATATTATTACATGTG